TTCACCTACTTCAAACCCGGTAACGTTCATTACCGACATAGTTGTAGTAGTAGCTGCTATAGCTGATCCGGAATCTAGTGTTGTGGAGTTTGCAACTAATAATTGGCCACCAACTGCATTAACAGACTCTTTCTCAAATACAGCTGATGATAGTGTTCCGCGGATCCTAGCATTCTCTACTTCAAGATAGCTGTTGCCTGTTCCACTATCCACAGTGAGCATGAACCCTGCACCTCCTTGTGGTACAGCTGAAGATTCAAAGTCTTTAGAATAGATAGAGCCGTCTTTATCGAATATTAGCTTACCTCCAGTTAATTGAGTAGCACCGATATCCCAGCCTGCTATACTACCAGCTGATGCAGTTATCTCTCCAGCATTTGTTAGTATAAAATTACTTGAAGATATTTCAATCAGCCCATTGGATGCGGAAATATATTGTGTCGTTTCTGTACCTATAAAGAACTCTTTAGCGTGTATATCAAGACTACTATTACCTTGTGTGGAAAACCGTAAATAATTATCTTGATCACCAGCAAGTTCAAATCCAACACCGTCGTATGTTGTTTGACCAAATCCAGCTGCTGGTGGAAGTGTTAGTGATCCGGACCAAAATAGTATACCGCTAGGTCCATCTAGTGATCCTGAGAACTGGTTCCATCCTTTATAATCTTGTGTGCGTAAATTAGCCATCTACTCTACCTCTATTCCTTCTATTATTATACCGTCTCCGATAAATAAACTACCATCAAGGTAATTGTTTGATCCTTGTATGTGCGTATTGCTACCTGCAAAATCCACTCCATACTTTGTTAATACTACATTAGCTGAAATACCGTTCACATTTATAAATTCGAACTTAAAATCTAATACATCATCAGCTTGATATGTTGGTACAGGGAATTCAATAAAAGTGTGGTTAGGAGTAAAGCCTGTTTGCGATGAGCCTCGTATTGTTAAATTGCTTATCGTCCACTCCCCGTGATAGATGTTGAATATTATATGCCCTGTTGAATCTTGCGTTGGCTTGTATGATAGTGTTAAGAATTCCTTCTCAATGATACCTGGGTTCTGCGTTATAGTGGTAACCTCATTAGCGGTAAATGTTGCAGGTACCTCTACTACACTCGCTCCACGTCTACCACCTCGCCTAGATGTAGATCGCACCTGTCGCCTAAATTGTGCTTCTGCTCCCCGTACTACCATATTTCTAGAGGTAACTCGCGGCGTTTCTACTAATTCACTCTCTAGTGTAGTAAGTAATTCACCATGATCTGTACCTCCTATATTTGAGCCTGATATAAATATATCAGTGCGAGATGGATATGCTTGAGCCTCTGTTTTTGTAGCAGATATATCTAGCAAGATCGTATACTCATTATCTTTATATAAATCTACAGGTGTACTGGTTTTAAACTGTATATACCCTGACTCCTCAGATGTTATGCTCTCACTTCCTGATATAGTTACCCCGGACATGACAATGTTATTTGTCTGTATTGCTTTTGGGTAATCTGTTATCGGAGTATATCCGTTTGCAGATACTATCCAGTAATCATCAACTACAGATTGTGTTGTAAATACGCCCATAGATGTTTGTGATAGTGCTTGATTCTGATCATTAAGTAGATCTAGATCTTCGAGATTATCCTCACTTACAAGGGTGTATGCTTGGAACCCCTGACTCTTCATATATGTCTTAACCTTGAATACATCGCCAGCGATAGGATCTATATTTTTTAATGTAATATTCGCAAAAGATTGTGAGTTATTTGAGCCGGTTGCAGGTATACCTTGCTGCTGATATGTCATACTCCAATCGGTTGTAGAGTTAAAGCCACTAGGTGCTAGTACAGATGGTGTTACAGCGTACCTAGGTATTTGCCCTCTACTTGTGGCAACATTAGTGGTTGTCACGACATTTAACTGCCATGGTGAAACCTGTACCCGTGTATCACTAATTATGTTCTGCACATATGTGTTAAATTCTAGCGTTTCACCTATTTGCAATTCTTTATTAGAACCTAATGTATAATTTGGTGATGGTATATTTATACTGATATCCATCATATCGTGATTGAATGTAGCCCCTTCAATGTCAAGGTATGCTACACCACTACCTGGATTAGAGTATGATAACGTTGCTGCTAATGTTGCACCAGACCCGGATGCGTTAGTAGCACCTGTTGCGTAACTATACGTCAGAAATTCGCGTATTTTTTCTTCGACTTTAGCACCGGGCACTGTGCTGAATATAATATCAGATACATTTTGCTTAGCAGGTGTTACAATTACGCTCGTTTTCCACTTTACGTTATATTTACCTTTCCATGCAGGTGTTACTGGTGATCCGTTTGGTCGATAATTTGCAATACCGAGAATAGTTATATTAGCAGGACCAGGTACAGTATCTTCGTATATATAAATACTAATTACTCTACGCCCAGCTTCATCGATAAATTTATTTATATGGTGATATATCGGATTATTATTTGCATCTGTTACCTCAACCAGCACCTCTGTATTATTTTGCAATAATGCGGAGTTACCGAGCAGCTTAAAATAATTTTTACCTGAGGTTAATTCGGTTGGTATATCAGAGACTCTAAAGTACTCAGATAGAGCACTTGTATCATTTATTAATGTAGGGATAGATGCTAACCCTAATTTTGGATTTTTTCTTTGTATCACGCCGTCTCCGATATTACTACTAGAGTCTACCTCAAGTATCGTATATAAATATACAGCGGTTAATAAATTACTTTACTCAAATCACTTTGTTTAGAAATCTCTATAACATCATCCACCATATCTTTCATTATATCAATATGAGATATTATTAATATAAAATCAAACTCAGTCTTCAAGTAATCGAATAACATAGCCATTGAATTTATATTGGATGTGTCTAGGTTACCGAATCCCTCATCTATAGCTAAAAAGGTGGGTCTCGGTAAATTTGATACGTTAATAAGTGCTACGCGGATTGCAAGTGATGATATAAATTTTTCCATTCCTGATGTCATCTCTAGAGACCATAGCTGATCACCATACTTTATATATGTTAATATATTTTTACCATCCACATCAAATATGAGCTCAAAGTTAACTACCTGTGATAGTATATTATTTACTTCCTCTTGTATATATGGTAGAGTGTCTGATATTATTTCATATGGTATTCCGTCTCGTTTTATTGCATCTAAATAGTACTCATACGCTTTCAGTTTAACTTCCAATGTATGCGCTTTCTTTATCTGCGCATCAATAGTTTTTATTCGCGTCTTAAGTACTTTAATATCACTAAAACATAGCTGGCAGTTGTTTACTATAGTAGCTAACTCTACCTTACTCACATTCTCACTCTGAGTAAGTGTATGTATTTCTTGATTTATCTGCTTATTCTCTTCAATTGCTTGAATATTAGCATGGTATTTTTTTATTTGCTTCTCAAGCTTGTTACATTCATATTGCAACCCCGTTTTAGTATCTTTAGCTTGATAGTATGCTATTCTACCAATATTACGCTCTTGCTCAATCGTGTTTAGCAGTGAATTGAGCTGATTTATTTTATTATAATCATCAATCACTGATGCGTTATTTTCTACAAATTCCGTATGTGTAGTTAACTCACTTCGCACTTTACTGACGGATTGCTTATCCTGTTCAAGTTGCGCGCGAGTGGTATTGGCCATTAGTATAAACTCGCTCTCTCGTTTTTTACAAAAATCGCAGTTAGGGTCAAAATCACTGTTACTCTGTAATCTCTCTAATTTATGCTTCACTTCTAACTTCAACCGCTCGAGCCGTTGATTGCATGTAGTTATACTATCCTGTGCATCGTTATAGAGCTTATACGTATACTCAACATCCTCTTTATTATACGAGTGTAATATCTCTCTAGCTTTTTTAGCTTTCAGTTTATTTCCATCTGATATAGCTTCATCGGATTCTAACCTATGATTAATAGACTGTATTTGATTTTGAGTATCAATTAGTTTTAGTTCAAGTAAGTTTACATCATCTAGGGGTACACGTTTATGTAACGCTTTTGTTTTCGCTAATATTTCTTTTTGGATTACCTTAACAGATTGCTCATGCTCAACACGCTGCTGTTCATATTCTGTATACCGTGCTTGATCGATTGCTAACTTATCTTCAGCGTCGATAATCTGCTGTGAGTAATCTGTGCTTCCGAAATCCTTTAACAGTGCTTGTACATCTCGTATTTCTTCGTTAGCTAAGCTGTATAGCTCTTCGAACACTGTGATATCTAAAAACTGTGATAATAGGTCTTTTTTTTCAAATTGCGATTTATCAATGAACCCTGTATTATTATTTTGTACTGAGAGTGCTGTTAATACGAAGTCATCGTATTCACCTAGGTACCCTTGTATATTTTTATCTGTATCTCGTCGTTGCTCTCCGTTTAGTGATATATTATTTCCCTCTTCATCCACCATCCAGAAATCCACATCTACACGCACCTTACCTTTCATCCACCCTTTCATAATACGCTTCGCTTTCCGCTCAATAAAATAATCAGTACCATCAATTTCAAAGTGTAATTTACATTGAAATGTAGTTTTTGTATTATTCATTATATCACCAGCGGATTTACCTCTACTGCATCTGTCAAATATGCAGAAGGTGAGTGCATCAAGTATTGCTGATTTACCAGCGTGATTAGGAGCAAACAATCCAATTACATCTTTAGCTTTCTTAAAATTTATAGTATTACCATCACCGTAGCTGAACATATTTGCAAACTCAAACGTTTTCAACTTCCATGTTACATTTCGAGTTATAGATTCATTTTGTAAGCTACTGTTCAGTATCTTATTAATGGATTTAACCTGTTGTAGTACGTTAGCGTCTACACTGTGATTTTTCTCAATATACTCTTGTAGAAGCTTATTCTGATAGTTAACATCTCTAACATCACGTGTTAACGCTCTGGATGTAGTAGCTACACCTTTTATCTTATCTTGCTTGATAGTAATTATATCATTAACACGGCATACTTTCTTTATGTCTTTCACTAAGCCTTTCAGCTCTGCTTCAGTTGTATTTGTTGTTCTAATACGTAGCCTAGGTTGTTCTGGTATATCTGTAATGTCAGGTAATACCCCGTTCTTTACATCTATCGTGTAGAACCCGTGTTTATTTAATATATCCACATACTTAGGTTTACGTTTTGCTACATCCCATACAGCGTAACCGTGTTTACCGAATGCTTCACCGAAGTTTTGCTGAATTAGTGACCCTGGGTAGCATATTGTCTTTTGCTTGTCAACGTATTGACGTTTATGTATGTCCCCTAATAGTGAGAGATCGTATCCATTAAATAAATTTGAAGTATATTCCTCACCGGTAACTTCGTAACCTATATCCGTCTTCGACGATTGTACAGGTCCATGAAATAGTGCAATTTTTGTTGTACCATCGAATGCACTAGCTTTTATAAATGTACTAGGTGCATCAAATATACTAAACACAGTAAAATGTACATCAGCAATCTTATATACCCCTGAGTCTTTAAGGTAATGTAACTGTGGGTGATTTAAGTTGTTTATAATAGGTGTTAGCGCATCCAGTCTACTCGTATTGTTAAGGTTGGTATCATGATTACCTGTAATAACAATAGTGTGCCGTCTATCAGCTAAATTCTTTAGGAATTCGGATGTCAGCGATATCAACTCTGGTGATATGTCTGTCTTATTATGCACAACATCACCAGCTACATACACAATTGCATTTTCTGGTAGTTGATCAACACCAGCATATAACTCTCTAAATATGTCACGGTACTCAGCATGTCGTTGGTAGTTCCTGATATGTATATCAGCAACATGTAATATATTTTCTAGTTTATCAAACCCGACACTTATATTTTTAATTTTCAAATTTTTAACCCCATTTTCTGCATCATTAAATTACTACCTGTTAGTGGTCTAGCTTTACTGTATGTTTCAGTAAACTCTACATATCCCAGTTCACTAGGATCTGTATCACCGAGCTCAATTAAGTATACTGTAATACCGTTGTTTATAAAGTATTGACATATTTCTAACGCTTTAGCTCTAGCATCAGTATCTAATCCTATATACACTGTTTGTACGTTGTTAGTTATTATTGCAGATTTTAATTTATCGAGCACTATTTTACCAAATAGTGGAATTGCATTTCGTTTTACTGCAATTGCATCAAATGCCCCTTCTACAATTGTTATAGGTTCATTCCAATTCACGAGTAACTCGAACCCTATAATATCTTTACTCACTTTAGGATTCTTGTGCTTGAAGGTAGCTTCTGTATAGTATGTACGACCGGTGAAGAAATTTAGTTTACCGGTTTTATCGTAGCTAGGTATTATAATCATACCCCCATACTCACCTGTCTCACAATACCCTATATTATACTTAACAATATCATGCCTAGTTATACCACGCGTCTTTAAGTAATGCACTGCATTACGGAACTCTGGATTGTTCTTATTACCATTAAGTATTGGCTGGAATTCAGGTGGTAACATAACAGATTCTTTATCTGTTGTCACTCGAGTAGGTATATATGTACCCACCTCTTTATTTAAATCATCGAGCTGCACCTGTGTCGCGTTAGCTCGTTTAAATAGTGAATATAACTTACGCCCTTTAGCGTTACATACCCAGCAATGCCAGTACTGTGTTGCTAAATCTATCTCAAGCTTATGCTTGTAATGACTGCATGACGGACACTTAAACGACACGTTATTACCGGACGTTTTCTTTGACCTACCTAATACTACCTCTAATATACTTAATAAACCCATCCTTAAATATAAGAATATTTATTAAGTTAAACAACTATTTTATTAATTTTTTTTGCTACCATTTCATCAAATCTCACTTTTGCAAACCGTCGAGGTCCTATACAATCGTTATAGAATTCTGCGTTAGCTGATACATGAAATTTATGATGTATGTTTTCTTCGAGATAGTTCACTTGACCTTTGGTTTCACCCATTATTAGTATTGTAAATTCAAAACTGTCCTTACCTTGCTCTTCAATGTCTCGTTGTAGTTTTTTAGATGATCCAGTATATGTAGCCCAGTCAGATTCCTTGCGCACAACCTTACGGCGCTTTTTACCTTTAACTTTCATGCGACGCGTTGTACCAAAATACTTTCTACCGATGTACTTCATACCACTCTTCTTGTGTTTTATTAAGTACACGAATCCGAAATATTCACTTGGGGATTCTGTAAGAATCTTATCTTTATATAACCAATGACTCATATTATATATCAAACTGCACGTCGATTGAGATATCAAAATCCTTAGGACTCTTTATCGGCTGTGCTAGCTTCCCTATAGCTAATAACTCGTTACTATCATTGTATAACCCTAATGTGGTAATATATGGTGTAAATTCAGAGCTTGTAACAAATCCACGTGGGTATGGATTAGTAAGTGAATACATCTGTCTTGCTGTAGCGTTAAGTGTTGTATTAAACTCACCGTCTTCTATAGTACACCTGTATTTGTGTGTCTCAACATCTTGGCTACCTTTGAATGTTAAGGTGTAATCATCTGCTTCAGAGCCGTTCCGTAAATCAGCTAGAACAACAAACCCGTTTTTGTAAAATATATTACCAACAACATTTGATGTACTGTACTTGTATAGGCTGTTTATTTGCGACGGTGCTAGTGCTCGATTATATATAACAAATTCATCTACTGAACCTGAGAACGGTCGAATAACGCGTTCAGTCAATTTACTAACAATTCGAGTTTGACGCTCCATAACTCCATTTTTATACCCACCTAGGGTAATCTCATTACTAGTAACGTGCTCTTCATTAATTAGATCAACGTGTGTTAGCATTGATGCTGTTGTGTTGAGCCCTACCATCGTACCAGCTGAATTTGAACCCGAGCCTATATATAATTCGAGGTTTGAACCTGTTTTTTGAAATATAATGTGAACAGGTTTACTGAAATTCCAATTACTTGTTGTAGTAATAGTAGCGATATCTGAATCTTTACCTCTAAATGCCACAATCCTACCTGCACCTTGGCTATGATTAGTGTTTGTTACACCTATCTCCCATGGAACTGTATTCTCATCAACCCGTGATGTTGCAATTACATTGTATGTTATATCTTCAAGCTTACGTTTACCAGCTGTATCAAATTGTCCTATAAACGATTCATTTACTAATTGAGCAGGAGGTATATTTACCCATGTATGTATGGCAAAATCCCTGTCCCATGTATCTCTACTATACCCTGCAATAACGCTCATTATGCTATTAGATTCTGTTGCAAACGAGCTTGTACCTGCAAACGATAATGCCCTACCACCGGTACGGCGACTGTGATATATTTTTGTATTTTGAGTATGTAATCGAGTTGCATGGTCATTAGCTTGCGCTATAATATGTCCATTATCGTTAACTGTATCACCTATACTATATTGTACATTAGAATCGAAATTAACATGTAGTAGTGTATCCCTCGGTGATGGTGGCCAGTGAACATTATTACCGTTGCCCTCAGTGGTACAATATAAATTACCTACTCCATCATCTATATATGTTTTTGACGCTCCCTGTAGCTTTACAGAACCAGGTTTAATCTTATCACCAAATATACTTGCTGGTATTGACCACGCCTCCACTTGCTCTGTTATATTTCGATACTGTGAGTGTAGAAACTCATTATCACCGGAAGTGTGAGAGTCTTTTGGATTATGGTAGTATATATGCCTTAAGGAGTCAAACGATGCATCACCGTATGATCCAGAGTATACCACTACACCGTAGTCAGGAGCTGTCTCATCAGTTATAGTCCACGACTTATGTGCGGTGTACTTTTTTACTGTTGATTGCCTAGAATCAATATTTTTAAAAGTAAACCTCGACATTTACATCTCCTAATAATCTAACTTAACTCTAATTGTAGCTTCTCTCTCGTAATTTTTTAGTAGCGCTTTACTTAACTTTGCAACAGCTACTAACTCATTTTGATTGTTATATAGTCCAACTGTTGTGATAAATACATTAGGGTCACCAATCATAGATGTATGCTTGAGCTGTCCTGAAGATCCTGTCACTCTAAATGTCGGGTTAGTTGAAAAGTTATGTCGGCCGTTTTTTGCTCGTATAAAGAAGTGTGTTGATGATATATCTTCTTCCGCTCTTGCCGTAAAATTTGCACCTACTTTTATTGCAGAGAATGATGAGCTGAGTGCTCCATCGTTTGCGTTAGCGCTTACAGTTGTGTTAAACCCAGATCCTGCTATACCAACACCTCTAAGTAACTTATCACCACTTATTGCTAATACACCTAACTCTGGATACACTTTACCTATATACACTCGATCACCACTAGATAAAAATGGTGTTGTTCCAGATCCACTTATAATATTGTAGTATACGTGCCCATTTTCTGACCCTGCTGCTGTATCATTACTATCATCAATAAGGTGATATTTGTTTGCAGCTGCTGCTCCAAACATATTTAATTGCCAGTTACCTGGGTTAAACTTCTGCTTGAATCTAGATCTATTTAAAGTTATAAAAATCATGCCTTCAGATGTAGTATTATCACCGAATTTAAACTTGGAGTTTGGTGATGTATCATCTAGCAATAAGTTTCTAAACTGCCCGTATACTGCACGTGATGGTGACATACCTACTGTAGCTCCAGCAGATCTTGCGGACCCTGAGCCTGCATAGTGCCCATACGCAATATTAAATTGTACTTCTGCGGCTGGATCTGTTAATGCTTTATCATATACATCCCAGTAATAAGCACCCTTTGTGGTATCCGCTGCACCTTCTGATCCGGAGAAAAATGTTGTCAGCTGGCCACCATTACCTGAGAACAATCCTGACGTAATTCCTTTAGATACGTTGCCTGCTACAACATCCTCAGATAAATCGAATGTCTCAAAAACCTCAGTTACCTGACTGGGTAGCGGACCAGATTGTAGTACCTGCTCTTGATAATCAGCTGTTCTCGCAGCTTGTGCTCTATTTGACGCATTTCCCATGGAGTTGTTATCTCTATTAACAGCCATTTATTTCTCCTATAATATTCGGCCAGACGTTAGTACAGTATCTGCTTCTACTGTAATTGGTATTGTAATACTACCACCTGTCTCATTACCTGTAATTGTTAGTGTTGTTGATGTTGTCCGTGTAATAGCGCGCGATGTTATGGTTACAGCGAGAGCGGTAACTGTATGTGATGTTGCGTTACCATCCGGTGTATGTGTTGCGTTAACTATATTGCTATTCATTGGTAATGAGTTAGCACCTATTGATACTATATCTGCGTTACCTACCGTGAATGTGTACCCAAGCTGCTGATTACCGTTCGATATATTAGATGTCTGCGGTGTAACCACAGTATTAGTGCCTGGTAGAGCTAATACAATGCTACTCTCTGCAACTGTCACAACAGGTAATACCTGTGTATTTTTAGGCAAAGTTATTAACTTATACTTGAGTGTCTGTGGATCATTTGTAAATCCTTCAAGTATAGGTAGCTGCTCGATTGCTTCACCGTAGTAGTTTGTACCATTATCATGATTAGGATCCCAGAGATTGTAATCAATCTCATCATCACCTAATGCAAATTTTGTTATTTGTAAGTTACCAGTTGCAAGTAATTCTCTACCTCGTTTCGTAAGGACAGCATCTACTGTTACAGAACTGTTATCTAAATATCCCATGTGTTAGCTCCATTATTGTTATATATTATAAATATACCTATTCTCAATTTAAAGTGTTCTTAGATCCGTATTTGGTGCAAGTGTTCCTATACTTCCTCGCACAGGTATAGTATCTGTCGTTATTAGTACATTTGGATTAGTTAAAATATACTCTACTACAGGATTACCATCTATTGTTTGTGGAGATGGTTCGTTAAAATCAGCTGAGGATATCTTACATCCATCATATAGTAAGTTTCTAAACGCTGTTGAATCGGTATACACGGGATTACTACCTGTAGATAATGTAGGTGTGAATACTCCGGATTCTGTATAATCTCCATACATGTATTCCATACCTTGATCAAACCTATTGAAACCAGGGTTACCAGGTCGCTCCCCTACTTTAATTAATCCGCTATTTGAATACACACTACTTTGATTAAGAGTCGGCGTTGCAGATAGGCTAGTATTGTATATAATATTACTAAAGCTCATTGATGCTCTAGTCCCTACTTTACTGCGTTCAAGTATATTAGGTCTAATAACAAGTCCAACAGTTGCATTTGCTCGGGCCGGTAGCAGTGTTTCAATTTGCTTGAATAAGCCTGTATTAAAGAATGATAGTAATCTAATAAATGCCCATATATTATACTTATCATCGAACTTTTTAAAATACAAATTCCGTATATTAGTTAACGACTTGTATTCTGCGGAGTATTGATCGCGTGGATCACCTATATAATCATCTAACCGTAATCCACCGAACTGTAATGCTATATCAATATCAATCTGATCTTGCGGAGATAATGCAATTGATATCTCATCGTTATCTATAGCGTTTGCGTTATATGATGAGGTCTCGTAACTTTGATCGTGGCTTAGCAAATTACCTGTTAATGCATTATCTTCGATACGGATTTTCTTATCATGTGGCCTTGATCCTACTGGATTAGGTACATTTACATAATATACTTCAGACTTACCTTGATACTTATTAGCATCATCCCAGTTAACATACACAGGGGTGGTTGTATTCGTATCACCAACGAACGGAGTATTATTGCTTAAGTTAGGTACTCGATTAGGTGTAGTTGTTGCCGTTGAATGATTATATGTTATACCATTAGTACCTAGTGGTATTCTCATTAGTAAATCATTATATGCCATCTCAGTAGAGTCACCTAATATAGATGTAGCAGCTAAAGTGTGTTGATGAAAAGCACTGTCACTTATATGCTCTGCCCACATCCTTATTTCTTGCATAGATCCACTGAATGCCTCTATGCCGCTACTATTATTGTATTTACCACCCCATCTAACTGTTTGTGCGCTTCTCCATTGACCCATCACGTTACTATTAGCTGCTCCTGTTTGTGATCCACTAAAAGTTATTTCGTCAGAGTGATCAGCTATCTTTGCATAGCGTAGTTTGAAGGTGTTAGGTACATTTGCCGCGTTCGGGTGATCTGTTGCTCCGAATGATACGTTCCACCAATCATTATCATAGAATGGTAAGTACTCTGATTGTAGCTCCGTTTCATTTGATGCATCATGTGTTACCTTAAATACTAACCTACCATAATTATAATACATTGAGTCTGCTGCAGCAGAGCTTGAATGCTGTAAGTATAATTGCCACTTAGGTGAGCCATCGCCATTGTTTGCCATACATGAAACAAGGTGCATATCTTCTTTATGATTGACATCGAAGCGCAATTCATACATAGATGGGTATCTATTAGATGAACCAGGTGCTGTCAAGCTTAGTGTTGCTTTATCGTAATCAATTGGACGGTGCTGTGTTTTAATATATGCTTCATCATCAAACAATGGAGCATAGCTAAATTTTTCAATCTCCCGTCGCATATCTAATACATCATCTAGTACAGGGCCTCCATATTCTTGCACCTGTAGTATAGTGGATGGTATACCATATGTTGATAATAATGCTTTAATACCACGTGAGGTACCTTTAGTTTTTAATAAATAAGGTATATTATTGAGTATGCGCTTCCATACTTGCTTCTCTATATCACCATGTGAGTACGATTGCTCTCGTACATATGTATTACCTGAGTTATATACTCCTTGCTCATTAGTACCGAGTGTATACTCCCACAGCTTACTTGTATCGAAGCCTGATTCTAAATTCCATCCAAAGCTCTTAGCTACATCATATACGAGGTCTTTACTAACACCACTAAATAGTGATTCATTAGAATCATTCTGCGTAGTAATATTACTAATATAATTATACATTACATCGAAGTGCTGACCAATCATATCTACAAATAAAACGTAGCTATTACTATTTGCATCTTCAGCTATGTGAGTAGGTATTGTATTACGTAACATATTAATATTTGTATCATCATATAGTGTTGCAGCTGTGAGCTGTGCGTTATACCATGATACAGCTTCTGACCCTGTTGTATGTATTAATGAATACGGCTTTACACTGGTGCTCTTTGGCCATGTTGCTGCTGGATATGTACCGTACGTTGTTATCTCTGTAGAGTGTGATTCAAAATATAAGTATTTCTCATATGAGTCGAATCCTGATATTATATTTTCGCGCTTTGTATCATACGCTGCTTTATTAGCTAAGAATTCACTTGACCCAGTAGCTTGTGATTGCCCTGTCCCTGCCCACTGTGTTGATACAAAATTAGATTGTGATACGTAATGCTCTATTAGCTCAACCTTATATTTAAAATTCTTTAAACGCTCAGCTGCAGATGAGAAGTGTATAAAGTTGCTATAGTCTCTAAAATCTTCATTTAGTTCAGCTCCCGATGATCCAGAAAGAAATTGATTTACTATCTGCTGCGATGTTTGTGTATTTGAGCCTAACAGACTTGACCATGTCTCCTGCACTGTACTCCTTGCAGGTTTATGTAATATATCAATACTTTTAAAGTTTGGTCCACGTAATAATGTCGCATCAGATATTGATGTTGCTTCAAACTCAACAACAAGCGGTATAGTGTAAGGAGTTATAAGCTCACGTATCACCTGTAGCTTACTAGCAGTCTGTATATCTGTAGGAATAGGTTCAATTGATCTAAATATTAATTGAAAGCTTGTTTGTCTGTTATTATCTTGATACTCTATTAACTGCCAATTTGTTGATACAATTGTTACGTTATCAACAACGCTTTTTAATATAAGCGGAGCAATGGTACCTGGTACATCACCTTGTCTAGATATATTTTCTATACTCTCAAATGCTGAGTAATATTTAGGTAAAGTTGACTTAGTACGTATTTCATATCGCGTGGGTGATATCTGCTCTACCTGTAGCTCACCAACATCAGTGCTATCTACATTAGAGTATATAATGTTCTCATATACACATACTCTTAAATCGTATATACCATTGCTAAGTGCAAGCTTATCCTGTATGACTGATAATACATCTATATTAAGATTTGTATCACTAATATTGAACACATTATCTGATATAGGTAATGTAGTGTAAGCTATACGTCTATCGTTTGTATAAGCTTCTAGTAATACGTATATATTATCAGACGAGGTATCTATGTCAATATATACACCTTGAAATTCAACAGATTTAGCTATATCTGCAGGTATATTAACAATGGTATTTCTATCAATTAACGCTGTTGCATTCTCAACATCTGACTTGTCATTTAGATCCATATTACCTCGATTCATCTGTCTTACCTACGTTAATTTTACCTAAATCTATATCTTCTGTGATACTGCTGTCAGGATCTATATACGTTTCATAGTTTTTATAAAATTTTCTTCTATACTTACCCCATGATCTATAATTAAACTGACATCGTATTTCTATTGATAGTGGGCCAGGTTTATAATGTATATACACACCAGTATCACCATATGTTGTTTCTAAATTATATGCAGATATATCATAATTTATAGGTACCTTATCTGCAGTATACAACTGCACTTTATTACCATCTATAGTGATAGGGTTCTTATAATCTTTAAACTTACCTTTCTTATTTTCACCATTATACGTATTATTATAATGTACTTTAAATTTTATCCACCTAGGACTGTATCTCGGATCATCCCCAAACACGGCTCGTTTAAGTTCCGTATCATACGTATACATTCCTTGATATGTCGATGAGAATCCTTGCGCATCTCCATCTTGCTCTGAATCCACTATATCGTAGTACAGTGTTTGCGATGTTACTCCTACCTCGTTGTGCAGCTCTAAAGTTAATGCCTTTCTACCAGGCGTTGCGCTTGTATTATACATCTGTAAATATTCACCGCGATGTATTTCTTGACCATCTACCTTCCAGATCATTTTTGTGACAGGGAAACTTTCATTAGTATCTGTATCAATATAACTCACAGCGTTATGTGCGTAAAATAGTGGATTATCACTTGTATAGAATCTATATACAGGGTTTAATGCATATATTGCAGGGTATTCATGGTGATCTCTCGGTACCCAGCTAGCACCAACATCTATTCCCGGATCGGTTGAACCGCCAAACTCTACTATTTTTCCCCAATTCGCTGCACGAATCTCACCAGAAATAGGTGGCTTTGTAGGATATTCTACTGGTTTAGGCACTAACTCGTATATAGTATCATCAATTAGATCCACTAAATCACTCTCCTGCAGTAATGTTCCTTGTGCTAATCGTGAGACACTATTTGCTGAATCTAGAGCATCTGTTATTAACACCCTATCGTTGATAATTGTTACATTACCCCATACACTGCTTGATATGTTCTCTACACCTGCCATTATCTAACTACTTTAAACATTTGAGCTGGTGAGTAAAATTCTCTACTACCTGCATATAATCTATCATCAACTCGTATGTTGATAGCGTAATATCGCTCTGGTAGGAAGCTTGTCATCCACAATTTAAAAAAGTTACCGTTACTATCGCAGCTCACTTTAGTATAGTTTGTGTTATAATCTATTAACACTTCACCAGTCTCACCATCTATGATAGAATAATACGTAGTTGAAGGGAGGTGATTGTTTGAATACCCAACACTCGATGTTGCGTATGTCCGTTGTGGATACCTCAACTTAGGTATTACACGTAAAGATGTTTTTGCTTGAGTGCTATACTCTTCCTGTAGATTAGGTATCGTGATATTAATATCCTCTGTTGAAGATATAGCTGCTAATCCAGTTACGTTGTACACTGTATCATCCCACATTACATCCAATCGTGGTGGATAAATTGTGTGTGTCTCTGTTGAGAAATATTTTAGGGATCCGTATCGAACGCCGTCTTGCTCTGCAAGCACTGGGCGCTGTACCATTATCCCTGCTAATGTATCTACAGGATCATTAAATGAATTGGTAACGATAGTAGTTATATCCATATATATATCTCCAGATGCATTAGTAAATGATTGCGAGCATTCAAATCCAGCGTATACTGTCGCGCCTTCAGTCTGCCAAGCAGTGTTAGGTGTTAGCCCATCTCTATATCTCCAACTACAACCTTCCTGCGTTACAGGTGTATCTAACGCCTTACCAACACCTGTTGACCATGATTGGGATACCGGATTAGCTGTTAATGTATATGTATGAGGTACTTGCTCTTGTGTTGAATTAAATACACGCAATCTATACTCAGCTCGCACAGGGCCTTCAGATCCAGATGGTATTACACCATCTACTACAGATTTTGATAATTCCGTAGTGCTAAAATCTATTAAGAACCGTGTGTTAGTTACACCTGGTTGCAATGATGAGGAGACAGTTTTAGTTATTTCAAGTATCTCATCTATACCAGTGTTCTGAGTCTTATTGCTCTCATATATTGTTGTGTCTCTATGTGCATAAATTGAGTATATCATATATTACCTTAGTATGTTACTACCTTACCTCGTATATCATTATTAGGGTACTTTATCTCAAATACAGATGGATCAAGTGATGGGTATATAACCCCTTTATGTGTCGCAGATTCAAATGAATACATATTGCCAGAATAGCCTGCATCTGTATCATAATAATTTAGTAATTGTACGTCTACTACAGATTGCACGCCTTCGACGTTTGCTAGTAATAGATATATGTCTTTTATTATAATCGGTGTTGTGAATGTCATATTATCAATTGAAAATTCCTTCTTAAGAATATCAATACATTTAAGTAATACAGCGCGCGTATTAAAACTCTTGAGTACAGTTATCTCAAAATCAATACCAAAATTAATTATATATCCATTCTTTATATTTATTGCATCCGTCATCATTCTGTACTGTGATAAATACGTTTTAAGATTTTGTTTAGTTATCGTATTTACTCGTGTTAAACTTTTATTATTATCATACCCCAGTACATATAAATTTATTCCTAACGGGTTATCTACAACTTGACCTGTACCGGATAGTTGCTCATCTGAAGCGACATACGCTTTAGTTACAGCACCAAATCTACTAGGCAGTGATAGTGCTCGTATTATATAATCTTCCTTGGTAACTACTCTATTTTGTGTTCCGAAAAATGCTAATGCATTTTGCTTAATGGATTCAAGTGGTTCAGATCGCGTTGCTCCTGTTGCAGGATCTATATTAGTTATCTCTAGAGAATTCTCAGCAGATGACTTTAAGTCACTATTAAGTACTTTAGATGAATCAAACGTTATAGTCTTACTCTTAATACCTGTAACTGTACCTGCAGCTACATTTGCTTCTAATCCGTACCCTACAATATATGTTATTGTTAATGCTGTATTGGATGGTGATTGACCATACGTGTCTGTATATAAGAAGTTAGCTGGATCAAATGATGTGTCTAATTGCGTGGTACTACCTGGTATAGGTGAGCCTACGTTTGATGGATTAGGTATAATCTCTTCATCAGGTGAGCTCGATATACCAGCACCGAATTGTATTTCAATCTTATCATCAGCAGTTATTCTCGATACAAATCGCCTCGCTGTTTTTACTAGCTTTAATATATATGGCGTTTTACTATTTGCTGATGTTAATGTAGGATCATTAGCATCAGAGTTTACGGTATCGCTAAATATAGTATCTTGCGCTAGATATGGTACCTCGCTCCATTTATTACCATCGCTATCTATAATCGATTCAATTGCTATTATATTGGTATCATCAACAAGCAACTTTAAATACGGTGTAGCATTTCCTACAGTTATAGTCTTCACTCTACGCTCACCACTCTTTGCAGGTACCACTTTCTTTAATAGATACTGCTCAGGTTGACCTGTTGTAGTGTTCACCTGATACACAGATACATCGGTTGGTGATTCAGAACTCGAAAATGCAAAGTTCACTGGTTGTGTTGTTGCAAATTCAATATTATTACTTGACACTATCGCATCACGTTCTAATGTAAATGCGTAATCGTAATCAGGTCTAGAGTTTAATCCAGTTCCTGTACTCGGTATTAATTGATAGACAGATAGCTGCGCGTCTGCAGAAGATGCTATTTTTGGTTTATATCCAAACGTTTGTGCGATATTATATATATTTTTCTTCTCTTGAGCATGTTGGAGCATTGTCTCCTTCATACTATAATCAGTGTAGTAAGATAATACATCTCCTATATATGACGCTAGTTCAATAAACATCATACCTGGTGATGCTTCGTTAAAATCGTTATATATCTTAGGAAAGTAATTTTTAGAGTATTCTACTAAGCTTGTTTTAAACTCAGTGAAATCCTTATTTACATATTTTATATCTTTTTTTATAATTGACATATTACACCTTAACTGTTACATCTAGTATATTATTTATATCTAAATCTTTAACTTTATAATTAATTGACACATGCGCGGTGTTATCATGATATGTGATATCAACGTACTGTATACTCACGAACGGCATCCATTCAGATGTAGCCTTAATAACTGCTTCCTTTGCCTTAGTATCAAACTCACTATCGTTTGCAGGCTCGAATAGTAGATCATACAGTAGTGATCCAAATGTCGGGTGCATTACTCTCTCACCGCGTCTTGTTAGAATTAGATTTCTAAAATTACTATGTATCTGCTCTTCTGTTGTATAATTTAATTTAAATCCACTTAAATCGGAATTAAATGGTAATCCAATACCTATTGCGATATCCGATTCAAAATCTAGTGGATTAATTTTTTTATTCAACATACTATACCTACTTAAATCGTTTTACCAACTCACTATAATCACGTGTTAATGCTTTTTGCATTGATTCAGGTACATTAGCTGGATCAATCGTTCTCCCATTATTATCAGGTGTTGATAGTGGATTAGCTCCGTTCATAGCTGCAAATCCTGCTCGAGCATTTGCTGCGGAAAACGTTCCTATAGTTTTATATTCTTCTGTTATCGATGGCGTGGTAGTAGCAGCTTTCTGCTCTGCTAATACTACTTTTACTTGCTTAGCAACTTCTTCTTTAATAATCTTCTTAATTGCTCTTACAAATTCTTTTGTCTTCATAATATGTACTCCATTTCTTATAATAAATATAGCTTGATGCTACTTACTGCTTCATAATGTCTAACTTATTCTTAATTTGTTGACACTTATTTGCTATGTTAATTGAATTGTTACTGACTAGCTGAAAGTCTGCTATGTTAGAGGGTGGTGTAGTTGGCACTCCGGGTGCAGCGCTGATGTGCGTGGATACAGATGATGCTATACCTTGCTTTTGTACCTGTTGTCCTAACGCGATTACTTGGTCGCATAGAGTAGCGAGTTGTGTTGCGAACTCATTTACGTCAATTGACCACTCAGATGTTGATAGCCCAATATTATCTGCGCTAGCGAGTATTATATTATCTTTCTTTGTATTTATTACTACTCTATCACTCGTTAATAGCACTTGGCTATCAGTAAATTCATTTACATTAACAAACGCACTAGGTAGTCGTGATTCTAGTATGATGGGTAACTGTTGACCGGCTGTTAAGTATATTGATGAGAAGTCATTAGTAAGATCTTCTGCACTGGACAGTCCATTCCTAATCGTTATAATAGGGTTATCGTTTATGTCACCGGTTGACCACTCCGCTGTTGATCCATTTGCTGTGCTACCTAGCCGTATGCTTTGACCATTGCGACCCTGCAGTACAGTATCACCTTCGTATACAGGTAGTGATCGTAATACCTCATTTTCATTAAATGTTTTACCTAAATGCAGGGTTGTAGTATCTGCTTTAACAGTTTTTTTAAATCCATTATGCATGTGGTTTACAAATCCGAGTGATCCGACGGTTGAAATGTAGTACCATAGCCCTGATGTTGTATCCTTTATTATACAAACACGCTCGTTAGGTAGTGGTAATGTAAATGAGTGTTGCGACAGTGGAGTTGCTATTTTATTTGAATACGTGTTATCAGATTTTTTCACTGATATAATGATCGCTCCTAAACTCTCACTATCATCAGATATTACATCTATAACTGTACCTACACTAATTACTGATGCGACATCTTCACTCATAAGGGATACCTTTGATTGTGTATTAATCGATGCTGCATTATACTTGTTTGTATACTTAGACACCGCTCCCCACCTTCTCTGCTTGCTCAATTAAGTCGCGCTTCTCTTGCTCTGTTAGCATCAAGCTATCAGACGGTCCTGTACTGCGCCCCTGTGCTTTCTGAACTATCGCTGCCATTTTAATTAATGCTTCATCGTTCTTAACAGCAATCTCCATATAGTCCTTTATAAGTGGTACAATTATAATTGCATCACCTATATTTTTAATCATAGGCTTTAATTCAGTTATGAGGACTTGGATTTGCATCTCTTTCTTTTTAGAGTTATTATAAATGTCCTCTAATAAGTTCTCAAATGTCTTACCTTTAAATACCTCGATACTATCTTTGCTCATACTTACTCCTTGTATATAAATATTGCAAAAAAGAAAAAGCGCTATAAAAGCGCTTCTTCATTATTGTAATTCAAAAACTACTTCTTCGTAAAGAATGATACCACTATAACTAGTACTACCAATCCTACAAATCCACCCTCACCTAAGCGAGCAACTAGATTTCCAAGATTTGCAACTACATCCATTCCGAATATAGCGCGACCAGTTAGAACAGTCCATAGAATTGTTACAGGTAGAACAGCTGTCATAATAGCTAACAGTCCACCAAAGAATCCTACTACATACTTAATTACTGAATCCATAATTATCTCCTTTTATTTAATTGTTGTGGCATTATTGCCAAGAGGGTAATGCACTACTGCCTCTTATATACCGAGTATAGTCGACTATACTCGTTCTTTAATATATTAACAACCCGGGTTATGTATTGTGTTTTAACATCAACCATCTCCCTGACCATAATATATAAAGCTTTCTTATTATATGTTTCTATATTTTCACAATTACTAAATATCTCTAATAGCGCGTATGCTGTTGGTATGTCACGTTTATATTTAATAATAGTATCAATGTTATCAGTACAATGTGATATAAATAAGTGGAAAAAGTCTTGCGTCTCTGTCCGGTTCTCATCACGTAATACTTCATTCACAACACTACGACGTGAATCTATCTCCAGTACCGGGGCTTTAGATTTCTTATTGTTGTAGTGCTTATAATTGTTCTGAATAAGGTAATTCTTTGCGACAATGCTAAAATAGGAAAAGGCTTTACCTTTATCTTGCGTATATTTCGGTAACTTCTCAAGTATAAATGCAATTACTTCATATTGCACATCTTGTGTCGGCGCGTTGAAATGGTAGAACTTATACCTATGTATTAAGCTCTCTGTCATTTTAAATAGCGGTCGATGTATAAATTCATTGAATACCCTATTACGTAGTGAGTGAGATGGCTCGATGTTATACGCGATTATAGCATCTTCCGTATCCTGGGTGAAATACAGCTTATTTTTACGAGGTCTACCTCGTCTCTTCTTAGTAACTTCTTTTAGAGCTGCCTCTGCTTCTGTCTTACGGCGCTGCTCAATAAGTTTATAGAATTCCTGTACTGGTGAGTTATTATTCATTGATGTCCTCCTTCTCCATATCAACAACTTGCTTAAGTTGATTAAACACAGCACCGACTTCATCATCTGATTGGAACGCTCCAGTACTATCAATCTCTAGCATTTGTATTTGCATGGCTTGTAGTGTCTCGTTAATACGAGATGATTCATTATACTGCTCCACAACACTATCTTCGAGTTCTTCTACCTTACGCATTAAGTTATAGATGATTGCAATGCAAGCTACTATACATAAACTTAACGCAATATATATTAAATTATACATCGCCGAACAGATCCTTAAATAACTCAGTTGCAGATTCAGAAGAGTTTGTTACTGTTTTAGAACTAGTCTTACGTACCTTACGCTGCGCTGTCTTAACAACTACATTATCAGAATTCTTCCATTGCTCGTACTCTATCTGCGAAGCCATATGATCAGCATGATGAAGTATTATAGGTAAGTTATTGCGCATTCTCGATTCAGGTCTAAATGCAATAAAATATGGTTTATTTGCATCATCATACATTCCGTCATGTAACTTTATACCCATCATCTCGTTTTGAGAAAACTTAACATCGAACTCCTGTAATAATAGCAAGGAGCGATCAGGTACAGACATAAACGGTATATCAGGATTTATCTCATATATTTTACCTTGATTTTTTCTATGCCAATCAGATGGATTAGGTCGATACATCTCATGTTCTTGTGTACCGACTTTACCTAAATCATGGTTTAGAGCAGCGAACATTAGTTCCTCACGTGTATACCCGTTACACTCTGATCCAAGAGCTTGCCAGTTATTATACACAGCTTCTGCACAATCCATTACTCGTAGCACGTGATCCACGTAGCCGCCTGCAAAGCAATTATGGTAATGCTCAAAACTTGAAGCAGGCATAAACATCATTCTATCTTGAAATGAGTTATACATCGTCTCAAGGTTATGCTTGCGCACAGGAGATTTAAATTCGCTATGAATACGCTTCATTAGCTCTTCCCAATTCTGGGCAATTTTGTTTTCGTCTATCATATTAATCTAATAATAATTTTAATTGTTCTGGATTACCGCGCTCTGTGTCAGCTCCAAATTCTCTTTTTACACTCTCATTACTGTATCCCATAGCATGCGCTAACCGTATACATGTAATTTTAAACTCTGCAATATCAAGATTTGTATCGAGCTCGAGTACAATACGTGATGGTTCTCGTATAGTATTTAACTCACTAGTATTACATCGCTCAAATATAAGTTTGTTCATAAGGCTCCTATTCGTTTATTACTCTTAATATAAGAAATAATATTGGAACATACAACTTACCTGATGCTTTTTTGTAACTTTTTAATCTCTGACGTTATACGCCTCTGATCTTTCTTAAATTTAGCTTTCGCTAACTGCTTCTTAAGTTTATGTATTTTAGATAGCGTATCATTATAGAGCTGCGCTTTTTGTCCTTTACTCAGCTTCTTAGTAATGACTTTCTCTTTTTTAGGTGTCGGTGGTAGAGTACCTTTTAACTTTGGTTGATCAACTCCTTTATGGTATACGGTACCATCTTGATCAACAAACTCTTTCATAAACTTCCACCCTCTAGGTCGACCGCTCGATACATAACTCTTTGCAGGTGTGAACGGGAAATCTTTATTGAAATTCTCTCTGACACATAACGCACATGTTGTAGCAGTTGTATTACTTGTAACTGATTCCATAACGCCGCAGCATTTGCATTCCATAAACCTAACACCGTTTCGTACCTCGGTATAATATTCAATGTTTTTCTTCATATATTAATATATATAGTAAAGTGTAAAAATACAGACAGGATTTTATTACTTAATTATAACCGTTTTTGGTAAACAATCCTCTGATGTAGGTATTGTTAATGTTAATAGCCCATCTTCCATATGAGCAGAAATGTTAGTTAAGTCAAATTTTGGGCTTATCTTCCATCCCATATCGAAGCTTTTTCTTGTAATTCCCTTGTGAATATACTCACAGGCTTCGACATCTGATGGATTTGATTCAATAGATGGTTTTTTATACTTTACTTTAAGTAAGTTACTTTCTGTAGTAATTTGTATTTCTTCTTTCTTTAACCCGACACATGCAATATCAAAGCATAAGCATTCCTCACCCAGCTTTATATCTACCGGGTAATTTGGCTTCTTATCTGCAAATGATTCAAATATAGTGCCTTTTTCAAAAAAGTTTCTGAATAGTAGATCGGTCGGAAAGACGCGATCGTTTAGTATTGTTGTCATATAATCTCCTTAGATGATTTCTATTTTATTTATTTAAAATAGTAATAAACCTGTCTGTATTTATTCACTAACTTCGTTTGTATTAAAAACATAGCTATGTATCACTACACCGTCATGCTTTTTAATTCTATGCTCCCACTCTATACCATCATCGATTAAACGATCTCTGAATGTATCTAACGTGCGTAGATTCGATGAGCTAATTGCAATATATCCATCTAGTAACTCTAACGTAGGTGGTAGTACTGCACTGTTACTTGTACTCAATCGCTGATCGATGAAATCATTTAGTAGTTCACAATCTTCATCTGATAGACTGTCCAATGTAATGTCAGATGCAAACTGACTATTATATTCTTGCTCTACAGCAGTAAATACATCTGACAGCACGTCAGCTTGTAGCACTTTATGAAAGTCATCGAGCTCGTCTTGAGTATAATTAAACAATTGCTCATCTAATGTACCGTTTAGCAGGCAGAATGGACTTATGTTTGCTGTTATACTCATATATATCTCTCTATAATAAATATCTAACTCTCTGTAAATAGCTTATTTAATCGAGTATGTTGTTTGTATACATCATTTAAATATTGCAGATCTTTTTTATCAATAATCCCAGTCGATGCTATCTTTGCTTTAATATTAAATACAAATCCGTTATCACGATTGTACTCTAACCAGTCATAAGATTGTGTCATCTTTTGCTTTACGATAGCGATATTAGCATCTATAAGTGTAGTAATCTTACTTATCTTCTCGTACACTTTTTCTTTCTCAGCTAAATTCGAACCCGGGTTCATGAATGCATCAATAATGATATTAACTCTGCTCGCTTCCTCCGGATTTCTCTCCGCTAGCTCTCTTAACTGATCCGCTTGATCTACCTTTTTTAGTATACCGTTTGCTAGTTCGGTTAGCGTTTTTTTGTTGTCGTTGCTTTGCATGATGCTCTAGTTTTTTAATATGATCTTTCAAATACCTACTCTTAAGTGAGTAGTGCTCGCGGAAAGATCTAAACTTCCAATTACCTATAAATATACCTATTACAGTACCGATTATAAATATCCCTATTAATGCCATATTACTTTATCCTTTTTAATTTTCTCAAGATTAATTTTAATTAATCATGTGAACAATTATTTAATTGATTGTAAATATAATGTTTTTTTATCAATTAATCAACTATTCACATGATTACTTTACTTAAATTTTCCAGCCGTTATCCGCTCTACCCATTCGTGTACCTATATTGTGAGTTTGCTTTGCATCCTCTAGTACCTCAATAATGCGATTGCATTCTGTAAAAGTAAGGTTCACCTCCTTTCCATCGATGCATAGCGATCCTATAACAGGTTGCTTAGCTTCGCCTATAGGCACTCGATTCCATTTATGATCAAATGAAACGGTATTCCATACCTTACCATATTTACCTGGGTTGAACTTTGGACGATCTGTACTTGCTGGTCTCTCGACATTTTTTGCTTTGTAAGCCATAAAACTAATTTTTGTTGGTTATTTGAATTTAATTGATTACTTTTAATTTATGAAGTACTGCGCATCTCTCGTATTGCTCAATATCTTCATAGTACTTGGTCATAACTCTTATCAACTTACCTTGCTCATAAGAGTCATCAGGAAACACTGCAGACGCACCCTTTGTGGTTACTGTCGTGTATAATTCGTCGATTAGTAATGTAAGTAAATTATGCGTAAACTTATCTAATCGCGATAATGATATTTTTTTACCATTCATGTACATACTAGTTAGGTAACTCGTCTAGTATGGTTTGCTCTATCTCTCTCCAGGACCGGGTCATATCGAAACTCTCACCGAGCTCATGATACATCTCTACAACAATACCACAGAACAGGTCGTCGTACATTAGTGCGTCTCCCCCTCTTAGCAATTGTTTAACACCGTCCATACCTTTACTTGTATAAGTATGTAGTATTGTCTCTTTGGTTAAATGTCGTTTATAGAATCCCATTAGTTCTCCTCTTCATCATACGTTTCCATTACATCATCAAGATGCGTCATCAGCGCTCTCTGAAATTTATCCTGTGATATTTTAAATCGTATATTAATAAATAGTCGTATGATTGCATAAACCATTACTCCTGTAAAGAAGTTTATATTGCCCAAATATCTAAATAACATAGATATTGTTACTAATAACATTGGTACCTCGATTACACGTAAGTGTGACATTACTTTAATTAATTTACTTGATTGCATATTATACTGTTTTAGGGGTTGTTGCGTAAGTTGGATAATCTTTATTGTAGTTGTTAGTGAATCCAACCATCTCATGCTCGATAGCTGGTACCATACCCGCTTCATGCATCTCTTGATACAACTCGTGCATTCTCCAGTTTTCAGAATCATCTACTGCAGTCTTAATTTCATTGAAAACATCCAGCACAGTAAACCCAGAGCCGAATCCTGAATAGCAAATAGCTTTCTGGAATTGCTCAACTGTAAATGTCTTAAATTTATCATCTTTATGATTTAACCAATCAGCACTTTCCCACTTAGAGTAAAATAGATCATTCCATATAGCAGTAGCAACATCGCTAATATTGATCTTCATAATATTAGCAACATTATCATTATGTTCGTACATTTCTGTAGAGTGAGTTCTTGTGATTTCGATTCCGTATTGGAAAGTTGGAGTTTTTTTAGCTCTTGCCATAATTAGTTATTTAGTAATTGTTAATTGTTATCTCTTATTTACTTCATAAATATACGAACAAATATTCGGGGAGGCAACTGTTTGCACAATTATTTTTATATTTATTTTTAGGAGGGCATAATGAGATTGCTAATTATCATATTAATAAATTGGAGTTGCGCTGCACAATCGCTTGCACCTACACCACCTAGTGTATCTGACCCCTCTGCTGTTCAATATGCTGTATCCCAAGTTCAACAATTTACATTCGCTCAAGATAAACAATTACATATGGGAGGGTGCTTTGTACTCTCTTCTATAACATCTGCAATTGTATATAACAAAACACGTAATAGAAAGCGAGCTATTATAACAGGGTTAGCTGTAGGTATTGGTGCAGGATTATTAAAAGAGATATATGACATCAAATACGGTGATCCCAGTATTGATGATCTAATTGCTGATATAATAGGTAGCACTGCTGGTGTAGCAGTAATACGTATTAACTTTTAAATAGTTCCTAAAGTAAATGCTACAATCATAATAGCTGCATACAAAAACGTAGATACTTCCACCCCTTCTGTTACTATAGGACGTGATTGATAGTATCTAAAGTTATCTTTTTTTATCATGCTTATAAATATATATTAAACACATATACCAGTTTAAGAGAAGTTTACGAAATCTCTAAGCCTAGATTAAATATCATAAACCTATAATACTTTCGTTCAGCTATTAACTCTAACAATGTAAACGTTCCGATACGAATAGTAATCTCATAGCGTTCTTTTTTATTACTTGTTCTAAATCCATTAATCCAATTCATAGTTATCCTTTAAATAATTGCTTCTTACCGCCATGGTATACATAAGCATGACCTTCCGTTTTTAACTGCTCGTTAACACATAACCGCGTACCGTCAGCTGCCTCAATAAAAATCTCTCCAAGTACTCTACCATACTTGCCAACACCATGTGACTTTAGTCTAAAGAACCCAGGTTTATTACTCACCTCTTCTATAAGCTCTTTATTTCTAGCTTTAGCAGCAAGACCTTTTTTCTTCTCATCAAGGTCTCTAGTCCTTGATTCCCAAGTATCAATACCCATGTATCTAATTCTACGCTTGATCCAAATATCAAAACCAACATCAATCATAGCATCTATAGTATCGCCATCTACAACTCGGTCTAATTTCGCTCTGTATATATATTTATCCATTGAGTCTCCTTTTTACTTTCTCCCAGTAACGTTTGGTATTTAATTTTTGTAACCCTCTAGGTCCGCCATTCCAACAACGTGCTTTTTCTTCTGGTGTAATTAAATTATAATGCTTACAATAAATATCAAACATCTCTATAGATAACTGTCTAACCCATCTATCTTTATAACTGTACCGTGTATCAGAACCATTACGGCGTAGTATACGATTTACATCACGTACCATAGTGCGACGTATCTGTAAAGCACCTACAGCATCTTCTGATACCCTATGTGCTGCATCATTACCACTACTTTCAACGAATATAATAGCTTGCACTACATCATCGTGAGAGATATGCTCCACAGTAATGATCGGTAGATCGATCGAACGACCCGGGTCGGGTTGCGGTGCGATTGCGGCCGTGAGCGGGACGAAGAGCGCAGCGATTGCGAGGAAATTTTTCATGGTTATCTCTTCACTCTATGTAATGATGATCCCCATCCGGTGCGACCAGACGCGTCGTATCGCTTCATTTCCTCGGCAGCGGCCTCATCTTTTATAACTTCCACCTCGGAGTAAGTTGTCTTACCGGTGATAACGGCACGTGCGTACCATTTACTTGCAGTAGAGCATTGCACGCAGGTGCGTGTGGTGGGTAAAATCAACAGCCTAGCTGCAGGTATTTCTGTTTGACATTTTGTACAATTCATATTTTGATCTTTTAAGTTAACTTAAAGATAAGAAAAATATTTCGATTATGCAACTATTTACTTGGTTTTTTTGAACTTGGTGGGTGGCGTTGATTGACTTGTATGATATATGGCATACTGCTCCATGCACTTGATCAACTCCTGTTCATCTATAAACACGGTGTCACCATCTTGTGACACGTAATTGCATTCATCTAAGAAGTCCTCCGCCGTGAGTGAATTCACTTGCGGTGATTTGTATCCGTATGTTTTCACTTGTCTATACTCGTCTAATGTTCTTTCCTTGCTCATGCTAATCCTCTTTATATTGCTACAAGTTTATGTTTCGTTCATTACCTAACATCCATCTCATGGTGGCTTCAGGTATACCCGAATCTATATATGTTTCTAGTTTAGCTAGTGCTTGTGTCACATCGATGGCTATCACGGGCACAGTTTTCTCTTTGCCGGAGTCAAGCACCACCACTTCATATATCACATGATCGGCTACTTTAGATAGCCCTACTAGCTCGATGGATAGTATCATGGCTTTGCGATTGCGTGCGACTAACTCGCCCATCAAGATCTCACGATCTTTTTGATATTTTCTTCTTATCATATTATTGTGATGCTTAGTTGTTGTAATAATGCGTTCAATGCCATACGTTGGCGTAATAACTCCAATGGTCCATATAACTCCAAGATGATCTCATCTATTGAAGCATCACCTGGTACATCGGAACTATACATCTGATGCTGTGTTAATGCAAAATCTTGCTAATGTTAATATACCGAACGTGTAGGCCATGGCCATGTTTGCTCCATTGTAATGCATTACTGCTATGAGCGCTGTAAGAAAGGGAACTTCTATAATCCCTACCCATTTGAATAATTTCTTTGTCATACTAATCTTAATTTATGTTTTAAATGTTTAACGTGTTTACACTCTGTATGCCGGCGGAACTCTGCGGCCGGACAAGAACACTGCCAAGTATTGTTTGACATGTTTCTCTCTATGTTATAATAAGGGAGACGCCCTGTCTTCTTGTTGCGTGTTCCCATCTCTCTATACTTGGCTATCATGTGAATATGATTAACGAGATTACGAAATTGATAATCACTGCCATACAAATTTTCATTTTTTTCATTTTTTATATTTTATGTGTTAAAATAAGATCGAGAGGATCACCATCCGTCGATGGCTCGGTGCGTCAGTTAGTTTTGTGGGTCCAGCTGTCATGCACTTAATACCCCTGTAGCACTTCTGTAACTACCTGGTGTACTCTGTCACGCTCTTTACCCTCTCAATCATTATACCTTAATATACGAACTATGTTTCATATATGCAACTATTTTTCTACTTTTTTTGCAAATTTACTGCGTATGTAGCACCACATGGTACTGAACGATACACCACCTGCTAGGAATGTCCATATGGTAGGGTGTGTGTGTTCTCCGCACACCCCCAACAAATGCTTTATAAACTCTAACATACCTGTATATGTGTTGTTATGGCTATAACTATGGCTGCTATTGAAAATGCGATAGCCATGAATCCTAGCATGAATGCTGCCCATATTAGGGTCGTTTTACGAATGTTGTCTTCTTCTCTCATATCTCTTTATTACTTATTATATGCGTTGCATATCTCTTCAAACTATTGTCCTATAGGCGAAAAATCTTGCCCCGACAGACACACCACACACCCCCCACGAAATTAAAAAAAAACGCGTTGATTTATAGTAAAAGACCCCTTCCTACCACACACAGCAGTCCAGGGCCTTCTCACACACATCTTATGACTCTATGTCATCTATATTAAATAAATCTTCTTCTCCTGCCTGCGAGCCAGCATACTTCTGTACTAGCTGCTTCACGAATGTTCTTTCCGAGTCTATACCTCCGGCGGCATCATACTGAGGATACATCATCACTTCAGCAGCCTCTTCTAGATTGAAGCCATCATACATTAGTCCAGCCATCTCTACGCTCGCTCTCGTGGATACATGAGTGCTTATACGTGGTGACTCTGTACGCATCTCTATACGTGTTGCTGCCACTACTTCTGATATATTGAATATCGCGCTATCATCTAGCTGAGGGTATAGATACGCTAGTAGGGATCTCTCATCATCTGCATTAAGCGTCTCCATCTCTATGATAGTGAATCTATCTAGTAGCGCTCTATCTATCACTCGCGTGGCCGTGTACTCATTACCTATGTTAGCAGTCGCTATGAATGTCACTCCAGGCGCCACATTGATTGTAGGCGCACCATCTGCTTCATCAAGTCTTAGGTATCGCTGACCCTCATCTAGTACGGTCATTAGTATATTGTGAGCTTCAGGATGCGCACGAGACAACTCATCTAATAGTATCACAGCATTCTCCGTCTGGATAGCTTTCACGAATAACGCCTCGCTGAAGTACGTTCCTTCCTCTTTGCTGAAATGCGTGTTACCTATTAGCGTTGCTCGTGGATCCTGAGTAGCTCCTAGATTGAAGTAAAAATCTGGACGATCTAACGCGTTAACGATTGACTTGGCGGCCATGGTCTTACCAC